TATTACGAGGTCAAGGTCTTGAAGAAGTACCCCTTCCAAGAGACTGAGGCCACGCGTTACGGCAATCAGGTGCATGAAGCTATTGAACACTACATCAGAGATCAAAAGCCTATACCGCCTGAGTACGAGCAGTTCCAGCCTGTGGTGGACGCCATGCTCAAGAAGCCCGGAAGAAAGCTAGCAGAGTACGAGATGGCGCTACGCGCTGACCTTACGCCTACTAACTGGAAAGCGCCTGATGTTTGGGTGCGGGGCATAGCTGACATTCTGATCGTTGACGATGAGAACCTTACGGCATGGGTGGGAGACTGGAAGACTGGCAACAACAAGTACCCCGACAGGGATCAGCTTGTGTTGATGTCGCTCATGGTGTTCCAACACTTCCCTCACATCCGTAAGGTCAACTCTGCGTTGCTGTTCATTGTAAAAAATGATATGGTCAAGATGCAGATGACACGCGATCAGTCTGAAGCCTTCTGGTGGAAGTACCGTGAGCGTACTGCGCGTCTTGAAGCATGCTTTGAGAACGAGGTATGGAACCCCAATCAAACCCCACTTTGCGGATGGTGTCAGGTCACCGGATGCGAGTTCAACCCTAAGCATTAGGAACAACCATGGCAACACGTAACTATTCGTCAGAATACGCTAACTACCAAGGCAAGCCCGATCAGATCAAGAAGCGAGCAGAGCGCGTTAAGGCTCGCCGGATGATGGAGAAGACGGGAGCAGCCACCAAGGGTGACGGCAAAGATGTGGATCACATCAAGCCCATGCGCGCAGGTGGCACATCAGCCAAAGGTAACTTGCGTATGCGTAGCAAATCTGCCAACAGAGCAGACAATAAATAATCCTCGGAGAAGTAATGGAAATTGTAGAAGACAGAGCACTTATCTTACGAACAAGGAACCCGCACAAATACTCAATCATCCCTAAAAGCAAAGCCATGCTTCGTGCAGACGGAGGCTACGACGTTGCTGTGTACTGGGGCTTGGACGAAGCGCGGGTCTTGCGTAACCTAGGCGTCAAAGACGTACCTTCGCCTATCATTAGGCGCTACAACTGGCCGGGGCGGTACATACCCATGGCGCATCAGATAGAAACGTCAGCGTTCTTGACGATGTACAGGAGAGCATTCGTGTTCTCTGAACCCGGCACTGGCAAGACGCTATCTGCTTTATGGGCGGCTGACTACTTGATGAAGCTTAAGAAGGTGCGTAGGGTTCTGATCCTGTGCCCCCTGTCCATCATGCACAGCGCATGGATGGGCGACATCAACAACAGCATCATTCATCGCTCTGCCGTTATCGCGCACCATGCTCAGGCTAGCCGGCGCATTGAGATGATTCAGAAAGATTACGAAATTGTAATCACGAATTACGAAGGTCTTAATCTGATCGCAGACGAGGTGCGTAACGATGGCCGCTTTGACCTTGTGATTGTTGACGAAGCCAACGCGTACAAGACACCCACAACACGCAGATGGAAGTCGCTTAACTCAATCCTTACGCCAACCACATACCTGTGGATGATGACGGGCACACCTGCTTCTCAGTCGCCTGTGGATGCGTACGGCTTGGCCAAGCTAGTTAATCCTGATGGCGTGCCTAAGTTCTTTACTGCGTGGAGAGACAAGGTGATGAACAAGATCACGCTGTTTAAATGGGCGCCAAAGGCTGATGCCAAGGACAAGGTACACGAGGCTCTACAGCCGGCCATTCGCTTTACTAAGGCTCAGTGCTTAGACTTGCCGCCCGTCATCACCATGACGCGTGAGGTTGCGCTGACACCACAGCAAGCCAAGTACTACAACATGCTCAAAGAACGCATGCTTGTGCTAGCCGCAGGCGAGACCATCACGGCAGTCAATGCCGCCGCTGGTGTGAGTAAGCTGTTGCAGATCAGTTGTGGAGCCGCCTACACAGACGACAAGGAAGTCGTTGAGTTTGACTCAGCGCCTCGGTTGGCTGTACTGGAGGAGATACTGGAGGAGACGGATCGCAAGGTCATCATCTTCGCCCTGTTCCGTAGCACCATCGACACCATCAGCACGTACCTCACCAAAAAGGGGATTGTCAACGAGTGCATTCACGGGGACGTAACGCCAAGCAAGCGTGGGCAGACGATCAATCGCTTCCAGACTGAAGCTGACCCTAGGGTGTTGGTCATGCAGCCTGCGGCCTCTGCGCACGGCATTACGCTGACTGCCGCTGATACTGTGGTGTTCTATGGGCCACTCATGAGCGTGGAGCAGTACATCCAGTGCTGTGCCCGCGCTGACCGCAAGGGGCAGGACTCAGACAAAGTTACCGTGATTCACATTCAGGGTAGCGCCATTGAACGGAAGATGTTTAGTGCGTTGGCAGGGAAAGTTAGCGATAACTTACTACTGACCGACATGTTCGAGACTGAAATTAAATCATGAAAGGGGCTTGCAACGATTAAAAATACATGTAAACTGTCCAACCTTAGACAATAATTAAACCGGAGAAGCAAATGTCAGAAGACTCAGTACCGCTAGACAAACTAGCAAAAATCTACCGCAAACTGCGTAGCAAGATTGCCGACCTAACCCAAGAGTATGACACGCAAGTCGAAGTGCTCAAGGCGCAACAGGACGAGATCAAGAACGCAATGAAAGACCAGATGAAAGCGCTTGGCGTTACATCTGTACGAACTCCAGAAGGCACAGTGGTGCTATCTGTGAAGACGCGTTACTCCACTCAAGACTGGGACGAATTCAAGAAGTTCGTTTTGGCTCACGAGGCCATCGAGCTTTTGGAGAAGCGCATCGCACAGACCAACATGAAGCAATTCTTGGACGAAAACCCCGGGGTCGTACCGCCCGGCCTGAACTCAGCATCTGAGTACGATATCTCTGTACGTAAACCAACTTAAATGGAAATCAAATGAGCAATATTGCAATGTTCAACCCCTCAAACGTGCCTGCCTTCGCTAAGAACGCGGCTCTCTCAGCAACTACTTTGGCCTTGGCCGGTGGTGTACCCACTGGTGGCGGCATGAAGCGCGTCTCCATCAAGGGCGGCGTGTTCCGTCTGCTTGCTGGTGGCAAAGAGATTGCCGCTATCGATGAGCGCTTCTTGGATGTGATCGTGGTTAAAGCTGCCCCCAAGGTCAGCCGTATTTTCTACGCGGGCTCCTATGACAAAGACGCGGCGGCTGCACCCCCTGACTGCACCTCTGGCGATGGCGACAAGCCTGATGCAGGCGTGAGAAACCCACAGGCTTCTACCTGTGCCGCTTGCCCACAGAACATCGCAGGATCAGGCAACGGCAACAGCCGTGCTTGCCGTTATCAACAGCGCTTGGCTGTGGTCTTGGCTAACAACCCTGAAGGCGATGTATTGCAGGTAACCCTGCCAGCTACGTCCATCTTTGGCAAAGAAGAAGGCGACAAGCGCCCACTGCAGGCATACGCCCGTGCTATGGCGGCTCAGACTCCTCCTGTGAACTTGGACTCCATCGTGACCCGTATGAAGTTTGACACCAAGGCTGAGTCACCTAAGCTGATCTTTGCACCTGTGCGTTGGTTGACTGATGACGAGTATGAGATTGTGCAGACTCAGAGCACATCCAAGGATGCTGAGAAGGCTGTGTCCTCTACCCCTGCCGCTGTGGATGGCGTGACTAGCCCTGCTCCGTTGGCCATTGAAGGCAAGCGTCCTGCGGCTAAGCCAATGGGCGAGATGCTTGACGAAGACGAGGCTGAAGCTATGGCTGAAGTCAAAGCCGCCAAGCCCAAGAAAGCCAAGACTGTTGAAGTTGAAGCCGAAGAAGAGCCAGAAGTGCGCAAGGCTCCTGCTAAGGTGGAAACCGCTCCAGCTAAGAAGAACAAGCTGGCCGACATCGTTGCTGATTGGGACGATGAGTAAGCACACAGGGGGCTTCGGCCCCCTTTAAAACTATGGCCTATTCACAAAAAATCATTGACGAAGTAGCAAAGACACCCAAGTCTCTGGGCAACCAGCTTGGGCGTTGGGCGATCCACCACGACTTTCCGGTCACGAAGATTGCCTATGCTCTCGGCGTCTCTCGACAAACTGTTTACAACTGGTTTACAGGCACGGAAGTGTTTGTGGCCTACCGCAGTCGCGTCGAATTCTTAACCCACATAATGAAGACCTCTCACTCAGCAGAAGAGGCATGGAGAAAAATATGTACGGAATACAACCTAGATCCCTCACCACGCAAGAGCTAATCCGCTTTAGCGCTGAACTCATGGAGTTGGACACAGGCTTGCCCAAGGAGTGGCAACTAGAAGTTCTTAGACGCTTGACTGTGCTGGCGCCCCCTGACGGAGCCGAAACTAAAGACGCACGCCAACTCGAACTCTTCTGACCGCAAGGACTTAAATGACTCCGCTTGAGTTTTTAGCGGTTGTTCTGCCGCCGCCAGAATTTGGTCGGTACTGCGTAGCAGAACTAACTAGGACGAAAGAGCATGTGTTTGTTGACGCGCTCGATCAAACAACAGCGCCAATTAAAGGTTGGCACGACAGCAAGTTAGACGTTTACTTTGCCTTGGCTACCTTTGGCAAGGAAGACAATCGGCAAGCTACTAACGCGAGGTTCGTGAAGTCCCTGTTTATTGACATGGATGGCTACGCATCAAAGAAAGATGCCGCCCTTGCGCTCAACGCGTTCTTGGAAAAGACTGGCCTTGATGACTTGGGTACGCCCTATGTAGTGGGTTCTGGTGGCGGCTTGCACTGCTACTGGCCACTACTTACTGCCGTTCCTATCGAATCATGGAAGCCGGTGGCTGAGAACTTCAAACGCCTGTGCAAACAGGAATCCTTGGCAATCGACATGACTGTGACGGCTGATGCCGCCCGAGTCTTGCGTGTGCCTGATACAACCAACTTCAAGAAGAAGTACGCAACACCGCGCCCTGTGCGCATACTGACTGAAGGCGATGTATTCAGCTTTGAAGGTATGGCCACCCTCATCAGGGAGAAACTTGCAGGCTCAGTATATG